ATCCAGAAGCTGCAAGCGACTTTGCGATCTGGTGCCGGCGTTCCCTGCCAGATGAAATCAACCTGCAACCCGGGCGGACCAGGCCACCAATGGGTCAAGGCCCGCTACAAGCTGGATACTAACCCCGGCGGCATGGAAATCTATCGGTTCGAGTATATCAACCCGTTCACCAAGAAAAAGATTGAAAAGACGCGAGTATTCATCCCGTCGAAAGTGGTGGATAACAAGTATTTGGGCGATGATTATGTTGCCAATCTATTTCAGGTGGGTTCCGAAAATCTGGTAAAAGCTTGGCTGACAGGTGATTGGTCAGTAATCGAGGGTGCGTTCTTTCCCGAATGGAGCACCGACAAGCATGTCATCCGGCCCTTTGAAATCCCTGCAAGTTGGACTCGATTCCGCAGCGGTGATTGGGGAAGTGCCAAGCCGTTTTCAATTGGTTGGTGGGCCGTGGTTGGCGACGACTACACCATACGCGAGCCGGCTGGGCGATCCATTCTGGTCCCTCGGGGCGCAATTGTTAGATACCGCGAATGGTACGGCGCATCCGCACCCAACGTGGGCCTCAAGCTCACAGCAGAGGCCGTAGCCGATGGCATCATCGAGCGGGAAATCCACGAGCCCAAGGGTATCGACGGCGAGCCAGCCATCCAATACGGCGTACTGGATCCCGCAGCCTTCGCCTCGGACGGCGGCCCATCTATTGCGGAGCGCATGTCAACTCGCAGAATCTTTTTTCGACGCGCGGACAATGCTCGTGTGCCTCAGCGCGGTTCTATGGGCGGCTGGGACCAGCTACGCGCTCGTCTGGTCGGGGATGGTGAGCGTCCCATGATCTATTTCTTCTCCACCTGCAAAGACACCATCCGAACGCTGCCTGCGCTCCAGCACGACCAGACCAAGGCTGAGGACGTGGACACCGAGAGCGAAGATCATGCTCCCGATGAAATCCGCTACGCCTGCATGAGCCGCCCATATGTCCGTGAAATTGCGCCTCCGAGGAAGCTGATCGCGGTCGGGAAGGCCAACGAAGTGAATTTGGATGACTTGTGGGACAAGTCGCCCGTCCGCAAAAATCAGAGGGTTTGACCATGACCGGCGTTCGCAATCCCATGATGACCGTCAATGCGATGTACGAAACCGTAGCGGCCAGCCAGACCGGTCAGGTCATGGGCACGGCCGGCGCAAAGGGTGACTTCATCGCGGGCATCCTGATTATCCCGGCAATCGCCGCCGCCGGCATCGTCACGCTGCTGGACGGCGCGACTTCGATCCCGATTTTCGTTGGTGGTGGCACGACTGCGCTTCCAAACCTGATGCCGGTCTATGTGCCGCTGAATCTGTTCTCGGTCAACGGGCCATGGTCGATCACGACCGGAGCCAGCGTTTCATGCATCGTATCGGGGTCGTTTAGCGTCTGATGGCCATCGCCCTTGAACCAGACCAGGAAATGGCCGCTCACTGGAAAACCCAGATCGAGCAATGCGAAAAAGCGACCAACAACTGGCACAAGCGCGGCGACAAAATCATACGCAATTTCCGGGACGATCGGGAAGGCGGCGAGCAGGGCGCGGTATCGGATCAAGGCGTTGTCAAGCATCTGAACCTGTTCTGGTCCAACACCAAGACGAAAGCCCCGTCGATCTATTCCAAGGCGCCCATTCCGATCGCCGAGCGTCGTTTTCTTGACAAGGACGATACCGGCCGCGTCGCCTCGACCATCCTTGAGCGGGCCTTGCGCTATGAAATGCCCACATCAGGCTTTCATGCCTCGGTCAAGCGCTGCCGCAACGATTACATGCTGCCGGGCCGTGGTCAGGCTTGGGTGCGCTATAACCCCAAGTTCGGCGATGCCATTTCTCCTATGCAGGTCGCAGACGATGATATCGAGATCGATGGCAAGGTAGCCGATGAAAAGGATGAGGAGGCTGTCGATGCCCAGCAAAGGGAGTTCCTGAGCGAATCCCTTGATGTGATGTATGTCCACTGGAAGGACTTCTATACGTTCCCCGCGGCTGCCCGGACTTGGCCTGAGGTCAAAGGCGTCGGCCGGCGGATTTACATGAGCCGGGAAGACCTGAAGGAGCATTTCACCGACGAGTCCGACATTCCCGGCAAGACCATCGGCGAGGTCATCGAGCTGGATCACCTGCCCAAGATGGACGGCAACCAGGGCGGTGCCAGCCTGAAATCCGGTCAGGAGGGCATGCAGGCGACCGTCTATGAAATCTGGTGGGAGCCGACCAAGAAGGTCTATTTCATTGCCAAATCCTACGACAAGGTTTGCAAGGAAGTCGATGACCCGCTGAAGCTGGAGAAGTTCTTCCCGTGTCCCGAGCCGTGGTCCGCGACCATGACGAATGACACGCTAATTCCCGTGCCTGATTACGCTGAAAGCCAGGATCAGTATGTTCAGATCGACGACCTGACCAAGCGCATCGATATTCTCACCTCGGCCTGTAAGGTTGTCGGCATTTACGACGCCTCGGCGCAAAGCCTGAAGCGGGTATTTCAGGAGGCGCAGGAGCCGAACCTGATCCCGGTGGATAGCTGGGCGGCCTTTGCCGAAAAAGGCGGCTTAAAGGGCGCTATCGATTGGGTGCCGATCGAGCAAATCGCCAATACGCTGAAAATCCTGATCGAGGTCCGCAAGCAGGTTGTGGAGGATCTAGACCGGACGACCGGCATCAACGATATCATGCGGGGCACATCTGACGCCCGCGAGACCATGGGCGCCCAGCGGCTCAAGACCAACGGGGCTCAAACCCGGATTCAGGATGAGCAGGATGAAGCGGCCAGGTTCTGCCGTGACATCATTGCTATCATGGCTGAGATTATCTCGGAGCATTACGACCCGCAGACGTTGTTGCAGGTTTCGGGCGCGATGTACGATGAGGGGCTAGACCCCCCTGATTTGCCGGCACCGCAACCAATGCCCCAGCCGGGCATGCTGGCTCCCCCGTCGCAGCTGGGCCCGGGTACGCCTTCCCCGCCGGCTCCGATGCCCCCGCAGGCAGCGCCTCCTCCCGGTGCGCCGATGCCTGCGGGGCCGCAACCAGTTGTTGGGAATTTCCCAACACCTCCGATAGATCCGGCCATCATCAAGCAGCAGCGCAAGGATCAGTTGATCGCCGATGCGATCATGCTGCTCAAGAACGACAAAATGCGCGGCTTCCGGATCGATATCGAGACGGATTCCACCATAGCAGGCGATGCCGAGCAGGAAAAGGAACAGCGCATCGCCTTTATCGAGGGCGTGACCAAGTTCATTGAGACGGCCGGCCAAGTGACAATGCAAGTCCCTGAGTTCGCACCCTTGGCGGCTAAGATGCTGGGTTTTGCCGTGCGAGGCTTCCGGGTCGGCCGCGATCTCGAAAGTGCGATCGAGGAATTCTGCGACAAGGCAGAAATGTCGGCCAAGGAAAACGCCGCCAATCCGAAGCCAAACCCCGAGCAGATCAAGGCCGAAACCGAGAAGATGAAGGCGCAAGCCGAGATCGAACGGCAGCAGGTTGAGAACCAGGGCGAGGCCGCCAACAGCGCCGCTGACCTCGAGATGAAGAAGATGGACCTTCGGATGAGGGAAATCGAACTTCAGATGAAGCAACTGGAATTCCACGGCAAGCGACTGGAAGCCGGCCAAGCCGCCATGGAGCACAATTCCGAAGGCGAAAGCGATTCAGACGGCATCCATCCCCACATGGCACTGAAGCAAATCGCGGAAGCCGCCAAGGTATTCGACCTCGCATCAAAGCGTAACGCAGCCCCTCGCAGGATCGTCCGTGGTCCCGATGGAAAGGCATCACACGTCGTCACGGACTTTCAGGAGCATGGATAATGGCAGCCTACGCCTCTAGCAATAAACTCGCCGGCACGCAGCAGAACCTTGCGGCTTCTCCCGGCAAGACCATGATCAGCCTAACGGCTGCAACCGGCGCGGCTACCCTCAAACGCGGCTGGATCAGGGAATTCGACGTGGGCGCCGATGGTGCTCCGAACTCGACCGACTGCGCGATCACGTTCGAGGCGA